ATTGTCTTCATTGTTTGTCCTTCGCTTCCATCTGCCGTTTGACTTTGTTGCTCCAGGCCTTGCCGGGATCGCCGCCCCACAACGCCCAGGCAATCCGGCCGTTCGACGGATAACCCGGTTCACCGGGGCTCCAGCCCTCGCCCTGCTTGTCAACTTCGTGACGGGCAAAATAGCTGACCATGCGGCCGATCGTGCTCGGACTCATCGCCTTGCCGTTGCTCAGATCGCGTGCCCTTGCAATGCCGACAGCCGTTCCGCCTCGCCCGTGCTCCCGTCGCCACTCAAGGCCTTGTTTTGCTTCTGCTCGTACACCTGCCGGCGGTCGAAAGTCGATGCCCGCATATTTCTTCGCCACCGCCAGCGTGGTCACGCTGCTGTAATATGCTCCGCTGTCCTGTTCGTCATCGTTCGGATCGTCTGGCATGTCTGGCGTGTCCAGTTCCAGTTCCTGACGATAGGCCATCATGCGGGCTTCCATGTCCGCCTTCGCTCGCATCTCGCGTTCAATCTGCTGCAACGTTTCATCGAAGTCGCGGCCCCGGCTCGCCAGGCTCTCAGTCTGTGTCGTCAGACCGGCCTCAATCGCTGCGATATCGGCCTGCACTTCCTTCTGCGGATCAACCCACGGCCACCCTGGCGGAATCCACTGATGCTGAAGAAAGTGATCCCTGTTTTCTTCGTACTTGACCGGGTCAACCGGGAGCATTCCTTGAACGACGGCCCTGTCGATGAACCTCGCCCAGACTTTGCGGAACACCTGTTCAATCAGGCAAGACTGCCAGACCTTGAACGTAATCCGCCCATCAATCAGGGCGAGTCTCCCGCCGCTGAAATTGTTTGTGAACTGTTTAGCGAGTAGCTCATACGGATATCGCAACGCCGCTGCCACGCCGTGCAATGACCACTCGACATACGGGGCAAGCGTTGTTCCCGGTCTCGCCGGATCGCTGAACGTGATGCCCTCGCCGTCTGCCAGATACTGAATACTGCCGGGTGCCAAATCTTCCAGATTGCTCCGGCTCCGGCCGGCTTCGGCCAACGTAACCGGATCAGTCACACCCGTGACGAATGCCCCGTGACATGCTGCCACCTGTTCCGCAATGAGATTCGCGTAAACGAAGTCCTTCAAATCCTTCAGCTTCGGCATGGCTGGTGCCAGCCACGGAACTCCGCGGAGTTGTCCAGGCGTCTGCTCTTCGTAACAGTGCAGCAGATCTTCCAGGCTGACCTCGGTTTCCCGCAGGTCATAGCCGTAGGAATCATTCGGCAGAGTCTTCGTGACATAGGCCGCAATCGGCTTCCCTGCGGCATTCAGTCTCAGGCCCAATCGACGAATGGCTGTCGGTGCTAACGGGCCATAACCGAACAACGGAATCCGCTGCGGGTGAATCACCTGAACAGTCAGCGTGACGGGCTTTGCCGGATCGTCATCGTCGGCCATGTGCAACCACGACTCACCGAAAATCGCGTTACATCGCTCCAGCATTCGCTGTTTCGTGTGCCAACCCTCGGCTTCGGCCCATTTCTGGAACAGCCATTCAGCAGTAACCCGAAAATTCTCAGCCTGTGACGGCGTCAGGATGCCACGTTCCGGCTGCACTCGACACTGCGGACGAATGCCAACGCCGATAACGTTGTCCACTCGCCCATTGATCGCAGAGGCTGCGAAAACGTCGGTTCTGTACAGGTCGATTGCCCTGTCCACCAGCGTCTCAAGCTCGGACTGTAGAGCATCATTCGTGGTCAGTTTGCTGGCCAGCCACTTTTCCCCGCGTAGCCGATCATGATCAGCCGCTTCCCATGCGGTGAACCGCTCCGCGGCTCGCTGTGCCATCGCCAAACGGATTTCGTGGTCAATTCGGGCTTTCACTCGCTGCGAAGCGAGAGAGGGACTGACGGTGCCGATAACACGGTCAAAACGCGTCGGCATTGCGGCCTGTTGCACTCGCTTTTGCAAGTCAGACATTGCGGAACCTGACTAGGTTCCGTGACCTGCTGAGTCCACCTGATGCCTGTCTTCGCAGATCCGCGATTCTTGCGTCCAGTTCGGCCAACCATGTGCTGGTGGCTTCCTTTTGGACCATCTGCCCATCGACTGTATAAGACACAATCGGCGCACCACTCAACAGGGCACCTTCCACTTTGTCGCGGATGCCCTCGAATAATGCCAGACGTTCTGATGCTGATCGTGCCATGCCGCCACTGTCGCAACAGCACAGCCAATAATCAACCCGCCTATTCCAGACGATTGGAACCTATCGGGCTTTCCGTCTCGCTTCTCGTGCCCTTTCATAGGCAATCGCCGCCGCTTGTTTTGGCGGTCGCCCTTCGCGAATCAATGTCCGGATATTCGCTGCAATCGTCTGCTTTCCATAGCCTTTTTTCATCGGCATTTCAGTCCCTCCTGACGATTGTCTGGAAACGATTGCCACACCCGCACGCCCGGTATTGTGTCGAAAACTCGCCGGCCGTTGCTGTGTGCTGAACTGTGGCAAACTGACCGCACTGCGGGCAAGCTCCACAACCCGGAATCCGGTGTGGTGGCGTGTAATGGCGTTTGACGTATGCCGGCGGTTTCAATGGCTTCATTTCCATCCCTTCACAAACTTTTCGGCCTTTTTGCCTGAAATAACGCCGTTTTGCGGCTTATTTTCCGCCATTTTTTCCGCCCGTTTTCGCTCTGATTCTAACACCGAATGCCCCACAAACGCCAGATAACAGGCGTCTAACAGGTGGTTTCTGGTGAATGTCTGAACCCATTTCGTCACGGTCCCTTTGCCGACTTGGAATTCCTGCACCTCGCGTTCGGCTGTCAGTTGTTTCGCCACTTCCATCCGACCTTCCGGTCTGTCAGTTCGCGGCAACAACAACGCCGCCGAACTACTTGAGTCAACGCTCAAAGCCTGATGCACCCGCCGCTTCCAGTGGTCCGCGTTGTTCTGGTATTCCCTGAACCGCTTCGTTCCGTCCAGAAATGCGACGTCATGCCAGCCCTCGCCGATTCGCAGCGTGACTTTGCTGCGGTCTTTTGGCGCGTGATACGTCGTGCCTGAATGCTGCTTGAACCCAAACCCCTTGCAAGTGTTCCACGTGCTGTTCGTGGCTGTAATGCTGCGGATCAGATCCGTTTCCCATCCGGCGTCAATCATGACGATTTCCGCGGGCTTCTTTCCGCCGTTCTCCATCTCCCATCCAGCTTCAAATTTCTCCATCAACAACCTGACCGCCTGACGAATGGCCGTCGGCAGATCCGTGAGTTCTCGCTGAATAGGTTCATAGCCGTAGTCAATGCAAAACGGCTGACCGCTGGCGTCATGCTTTGCCACGACAAACCAGTCTAACTGAGCCGCTCGAACGTCAACGCCGGCCGCAATCCGGCTGCAATCTGCCGGAACCAGTCCCCGCCTGTATTGGCTTTGGCGGTGCATCACGGTCTTCCAGTCGAGAGGCTCAACGGCTGTCTCTTTCGCTTTCGCGGGTAACGCCCAGGTCCATTGCAGGATTTCGCGTTCGCTGTTGTCGCGGTCGATCTCTCTCGCACCTCGCCATTCATCCGCACCAACGATGCCGGCAGTGACAAAAGTATTCGTTGCCGCACTGTACCGGAAACCCATCGTCTTCGTCGCCGGCATTTCGCCCTGCACAGATCCATCGGGCAGAATGATTTGTCCACGGTGCCTAAGTCTGGAATGCGACAACTGCTGAATTCGCTGGACGTCGTCAAACAGAATCCCGCACGCCGGACACGCCCACCGGCTCGAGTTCTCCGCTTCGGCCTCGGTCGTCGCATCGTGGTAGCCGATCAAATTGTCTCGACTGGGTGCCACAAACTCACCGCACGAATGACACGGGAACACGACTTCGCCAGCGGTGCCCTGGCTCCACTCCTGCCAGATCCGGCCTGTCTCAACCGTGACTGTCGATTCCAGATAGATTCGTGCCTGACCACTGGCACGATACGCGCGAACACGCCCCTCCATCTGTTTCAGTTTCGTGGCTTCGTCCGACTTGCCGCCAACTTCGTCCAGGTGGCTGACTTCGGTGACAACCAAAACCGGCCCCGTGAATCCGGCTCGCTTACTGTCGTCACCACCGGCTGAAATGAACTTCAGAGCCGCCCCGTTGCTGAATTGAATCAGGCTCGGAGTTCCGCCGCCGCTCCCGCTGCCCTTTTTGGGCAGGAATTGTGCGTAGCGGCTCGCCTCAATCGCCGGGCGAATGTCCATCTTCCACTTATCGGCCGCCATGTCCATTGTCGGCAGTCCGAACAGGACCGTTTGAACGCGTTCAAATAAGTGATACAGGACCGGGATAACGACGAAGGCCAACGTTTTGCCTGACTGCTGCGGGCCTGTGCAAGCGTACCGGAAAAACTGCCCCTGATCGACGGCGTCGAAAAACAGCCCGTGTGCCGGCTGTCGTGCGGTCCTGAATCGCTGCCCCTGGTATGGCCCATCAGGCAGGATTATCTCGTCTTCGGCAAACTGTCTCAGTCCGCGGTATGGTCTCAGAACAACATGGCGGGCGAATACGTCACGGAGGGCCTTCGACGACGGCTTCGCGTACAGGTCCCACGGAATCTGATGTTGAGGGGTCATCATGTGCATGGGTTAGCCGCTCCAATCCCTCCAGAACTTCGCTGTTGGCCTCCTCCAACATCGACCACAGATCACTCCCAGCCACCCGTTTCAGGTGTTCCGCAAATCGTCGATACGGTCCCAGAATCGCCTGCACGGTTTCCTCAAAGTCGGTCAGCTTGACGATCTGCCCACGCTGCTCAGCCAGTTTGATTTCTTCCTGCTGTGCTCGTGCCAGGCGATACCGTTCCAGCCCGTCGGATTCCGTTCCGGCCAACATCTCCGGATCTGACGGGACTGGCTGTGCTTCCTTGCGTAGATACCACCAGACACAAACCGCGTAAACCTCCGCCTCATTCGCATCATCAAACTCAGGAAATGTCGGATCGTGCTGAAATTTAGTGAGTGCTGTTGCACTAACTCCCAGCGTACGGGCAAGCTCCGCCTTAATTGCCCGCCTCCTGTGCCCCATTTTCTTGCCGCCTACTGCTTCTCAATCACATTTCGGACC